AGAGCACAACTCCATGACCTCAAGACAATGATTGAAGAAGTCCTTAAGGAATGTGCAGGAGATCAGGATTTTGACTGACATTTTTAGAGATATACTTCCATCCATAATGAAGACAAAGCAGAAATGCGTCCTAGCACAAGAGAATGAATATGTTCCTTTTCTTGTGAATAGGGCGCTTTCTTTTCATTATGATTGCGCCATGCTGGCCAATGAGATGAATAAATTGCCCGGTCTCGACCAAAATCTACAATATGACTACCTTCTAAATACAGTCAGGGCCTATAGACGGCCCTTTAAAGGGTGGATAAAAAAAGAGACTATTCAAAATTTGGCTGTAATACAAGAGTATTATAAATGTTCCTCTGAAAAGGCTAAAGAGATCATCTCCATTTTATCACCACAACAGATAGAAGAATTGAAAAAAAGAATTTATAAGGGTGGTGTAAATGATAAACATAAACGAACTGATCGAGGTGAAACTTAGATCACCTGACGATTTCCTTAAGATCAAGGAAACTCTTACAAGAATCGGTATAGCATCTAAGAAAGAGAAGACGCTATACCAATCCTGTCATATATTACATAAGCAGGGCAAGTACTATATCGTCCATTTCAAAGAAATGTTCCTGCTTGATGGCAAGAGCTCAAATTTCTCAGAAGATGACAGAAAGAGACGAAACACAATTATTAATCTATTGCATGAATGGGAATTGCTAGACATTGTTGATGAAAGCAAGGTTCCTGATGACATGACATCTATTAACCAAATCAAGATCATTCCTCATAAGGAAAAGAGTGAGTGGACATTGGTTACAAAGTATACAATTGGTAAGAAGCGAAAGGATACAAATAATGGGTAATGTGGCACTGAAGTTCTATAAGACACATGAAGCAATTGAAATTCCCAAATTCTCAACAACCGAAGCAGCATGCTTTGATATTGCTTTCCAGATAGCAGGCAAACACAGTTATACTGGATATAACGCAATGAACAAAAGGATTGAGAGACCCACACCCAAGGGTGAGGTTTATGTTGGTGCAGGTGAGAGAATCATGGTACCAACAGGATTGAAGTTTGACATTCCAAAGGGGTATTCAGTACGAATTCATCCTAGGTCTGGTCTATCACTAAAGACTGGATTGATACTTGCAAATTCGGAAGGCGTTATTGACTCTGATTATACAGATGAGGTTTTCGTCCTTATATGGAATATATCTGATGTTGGTATTTCTCTCCGCAATGGCGACCGTATTGCTCAGGGTGAATTGGTTCCTGTTCTCAATTATGATTTAGTTACCGCCGATGATGAACCAAAGAAAAAGGGTAATCGTAAAGGCGGAATGGGGTCAACCGGAGTAAACAATGAGCAAACCAGCACTTAAAAAAATATATGATAAGGTGCGAATTAAGAGACCCTCCATCATTGAAATAGATGGAGGGATCACCATTTTTGTTGACTCGGATAACAATGTTACCATAACTGGTCAGAACAAGACTAAAATAACCACAAAAGATAACTTGGAATTGAGTTCAAATAACATAAATATCAAAGCAGATAATGATATTCGAATTCGAGGTAAAAAGGTATACATCAACTAATGCCAGGAGCACATAGGCACGGCGATGCCAGATTTTGTGGCGCCACAACAGTCGCGCTCGGTCAATCAACCCTCATAATAAACGATAAAGTGGCGGCCGTAGAGGGTGATAAAAATACCCATGGCAATGGAGACCTGATTGCGTCATATGGTGACGGTTCTATTATAATCGAGAACCAGAAACTAATTTGTGCCGTCGGTGATACGGCACAGACAGATAATCAAGGACACCCAAGTCCTTTATCCGATCCATCACAAGCATCTTCTGATGTCTTTCTGTATGAAGGCTCTTGACAACTATATCAGAATGTGTTATATATAATATAGTTGGGATAAAGGTTTAGCGTACCCAACTACCCCTTGCCTAATGGAAGGGATACAACTCGCTTAATAAGGAGATGAAACATGAATATTACTGCACTTCAAGACCCATTTGGTTTTTCCAGACTTTCTGTTGGATATGATGAAATCATCAAGAGACTGAGTGAATTTGGTGAAGGGTTCCCTGGTGGTAAAATTCCAGTATTCCCACCATACAACATTAAGAAAATCTCGGAAAACGAGTACCTCATCGAAATGGCTGTGGCCGGTTTCGGTAAGCAAGACATTACAGTGACCATGGAAAATGGATCACTGATCATTAAGGGTAATCTCTCACAGACCGACAAGGACACAGAATTCCTTTATAAGGGAATTGCTGAGAGGGCATTTACCCGAACATTCAACCTTGCTGATACTGTTGAGGTTAAGAATGCTGAACTTCTCAATGGTATGCTGAAGATATTCTTGGAGAGATTTATTCCAGAAAGTCAGAAGCCAAAGAGCATTGAGATCAATGATGGTTCTAAGAAGAAATAATTGAGACTGATATATATGCCCTGGGCAACTGGGGCATATATATTATTATAATCTAGGGAGTTAGAATATGATCACAGTGAATCAAGCAATTCAATTCTTTTTACACAATCACAAACTATACAGCGGTCCAATTGATGGAAAAATTGGTCCTAAGAGCAGAGAGTCCATTGACAAACTCCTTAAGAAGGAGGGTGTGAATACCGATAAGTGGAACAATGCTAGAAAGTTGCTAGCGGCCGAGCAATTACTGTACAAGAGTCAAAAGATTGATATTGGTAAGATTGATGGTCTGGAAGGACCAATGGTCAATCATGCGCGCGAAGTCTATAATGCCAAGATGGTTACAACATGGCGAGACTTGGCAGAACAAATCAACAAGATCACACCGGTTGAGCCGGTCAGACCTATATTACCAAAAGTAAACGGTTTCATTCAAAATATGGGATGGCCACGTCAGGCAAATTGCGCTGAATATTATGGTGGTGTAGGCAAGAACCAGGTTACCTGCAACGTACCATTTACGATGGTGCTTGCCTGGGATACTAAGCAAAAACTCAAATCATATTCATGCCATAAGTTGGTGAAAGAACCAATGGAGAGAATTTGGAACAGAACACTTGAGCATTATGGTTATGATAGAATTGTGGACCTAAGACTGCACTATTTTGGTGGATGTTTGAATGTCCGCAAGATGCGTGGTGGTTCTGCCTGGAGTATGCATTCATGGGGCATTGCTGTAGATATTGATCCTGATAGAAATGCACTTAAGATGAACGCAAAGCAGGCAACACTGAGCAAACCTCCATATGATAAGTTTTGGCAGTTTGTCTATGATGAAGGTGCGATTTCATTGGGCAAAGAAAGAAACTTTGACTGGATGCATTTTCAGTTCGCACGTCTTTAATGGATAAAAGACCTTCAAAATGATTATATTGACAATATTACTTTTATCATGTATAGTATCATTAATATATATGATATACGCAATAACTGGAATAATACCAGCAATAATGGCCACAGCTGTTATTGCTGGTTTGATTGAGTTGTGCTGGAAAGAATCATGATGCACCATTTGTTTTTGCTTCCATTATACTTGTTTGCAGTCCTATTTGTTTTTTACATTATACCAAGTCTATTATATTTGAGTTATTTGGAGCTTGGTTTTTGGCAATTCATAGGAACGTTGGGAACAACAATATATCTTGTATTATTATTCATTTATGCAATAACGAGAAAGTGACAAATGCTATATGAAGAACTCAACCTCGGTGATATAGTTTGCGCCAGGACTGAAAATGGTGATTTGGATGTGAAGACACTGGGCCAAATCACCAAAATACTTCCAAAGAGTGGATATGAGGACATGAAGGTTATTACAGTCGCTCATTACTATGAAGGAATGAATAAGAGGTCTGGATACACTTATTATGCACCAAAAGATTTATCTTTGTTGGATGCCAGAATACTATACCATATCATGTGTCTGATGCCAAAATGGCAGCATCATGAAAATATTATAAAGAAGGGCGCAATATGAAAAAATATCCTGATAATGTTGATGCTCTTATTGTGCTATCATTCATGCTCCCTATTATTGGCATTGTACTATTATTAATAACTGGTATTATTGATACTAAAGTATCAGAAAGAACCAAAGTAATTGCCCAGAGCAATGAAATGCAAGTTATACGTGTCATTGACGGTGATACTGTTCAAATTACTGCGCCTTTCCTTCCACAGAACCTCAAGAAGGAACTGGCACTGAGAATTTATGGTGTTGATACTCCTGAGCGTGGACAAAAGGCAAAATGTAAAAGGGAGCGCGAACTATCTGAGTCTGCCAAAACTTTTGTGGTCAATACCTTATCATCGGCCAAAAATATAGAAATACAGTTGCATAAGTGGGACAAGTATGGTGGCCGTGTTCTGGGTGACTTGATCATTGATGGAGAGTCTTTATCGTCTCGCCTTATCAATGGTGGCCTCGCCTTTAAGTATGATGGTGGTAAGAAAAAATCATGGTGTGGGAGATAGATAATGGAATATGATAGACGAGTTAGAGAACCATATTATTCCTTGATGTATAAGGCATCTGAAGGATACAATGAACATTTTTGGAAATGTCCTCCTGAGTTACTTGAAAAATTCGCCGATCTGATCGTTTTGAGGTGTGCAGAGATCGCAGAGAACACAATCTGGAAGACAGCATTTGGACCAGAAAAAATAGCTACACCAAAAGAAGTGGCAGAGGCCATCAAGTTTATGATGAAAGTTGAACAATGAGCAATTACATTTATGTTGGTGATGATGTACTTGATCCTGCGTTGTGTGATCGGTTCATAGAAATCTTTACCTCAAACCAAGACCTACATCAGTCGTTTAATGGTAATCCTGGTTTCACTCAGTTGAACTATGGTGAGTCTGTACGCCATAGTAAATTGATTCAGGAATATATGCTCAATGCATTTGAGGTCAAAAATCTGCACAACACCATGGTGCAGACGGCCATCCAGGTCTATAAGAGATACATGGAACTCCATAGTGAATTGGACTACCTACCTAGACCATTTAAAATGGAGGACTTGAGAATCAAGCACTACAGAGGCAATGGTATGGATAGGTTCAATATGCATATCGATACTGCCTCAGCCAATACCGCCAATAGATACCTGGCAATGTTCTGGTACTTGAATGATGTTGAAGAAGGTGGGCATACTAATTTTCCTGTTCAAAACATGAGCATTCAACCAAGGAGGGGGCGTGTTGTAGTCTTTCCTCCTTTTTGGACTCACCCTCATGAAGGACTTCCTGTGACCAAAGGTGAGAAGTATTTAATGAGCACATATATGCATTATAGGAACGACAATGATTTCAATAAGAATTGAGAAAAGCGTAGCTGTTATTACTCCATCAATCGCATTGCCATATCTTAGGCAATGTATTGATAGTGTAACAAATCAGACATACAAAAACCTAAAGCATATTATCGTGGCCGACGGCCCCGAATATCTAGGAGCAGTAAAAGGTAAGGCCAAACTAGGTTTAGACGATTTCTCTACTATTACCTGTACACCAGAAAACACTGGACGCGGCGGATATTATGGCCATAGAATATACGCTGCCTATCCACATCTGATTGAGGCGGACTATATTGCCTTTCTTGATGAAGACAATTGGTATGAACCGAACCACATTGAGAGTCTGGTTGAAAAGTTGGAAAGAAATAATCATGATTGGGTGTACTCGTTGCGAAATGTGTATTCCAATGAACAGTTCCTGGCGGCAGATTGTTGTGAGGCCATTGGTAAGTGGCCGATATACTTCTGGCCACAAGACAATCCACAGCACCTAGTCGATACATCCACATATCTTTTCAAAAGAGATTTCTTGATCAATGTATGTCAGCACTGGAATTTTGGATGGGGTGGGGATAGACGTTTCTACCAAATAATATCAAAACTGATGGGCCATACCAATTATGGCACAACTGGCCTTCATACTCTGAATTATAGGGTTGATATAAACAAGGCATATGGTGGTGACTTCTCATTCTTTGAAAGAGGCAATAAAGTAGTACTTGAGCGTTATGGAGGTAAATATCCATGGAACTAAATGATCTTCCTCATCAAATGAGAAAATATAATAACATTGAGCAGGAAAGGTTCATTGGGGCCTGTATGCTTATGTGTAAGGAAAGCACTTCTCAGAATTTTCAGGATGTATGGGCCCTATTTGAAACTGGGTTCAAAAAGGAAGGTTATTTTGTCGAATTTGGTGCTTGTGATGGTATCGTGGGCAGCACAACACTATTGCTGGAGAACAAGTATAACTGGAATGGAATACTAGCAGAGCCCAATCCGATATGGCATGAAAAGTTGGTAAATCGCAAGGCCTCTGTTTGTCGCAAGTGTGTCTGGACAGAGACAGGCAAGGAATTGACTTTTCATAATACTGCCGATCCTATGCTTGGCACACTTGATCAATACACAGATAGTGATGAACATGCTATGGCCAGGAAGAACAGTCAGACATTCACGGTTGAGACCATAACTCTATGTGATATGCTTTCTTACTACTTGGTGCCTAAGGTTATAGACTTTGTATCGATTGACACAGAGGGCAGCGAGTATGACATACTTAGGGCATACTTTGATGATCCTCGTAAGGAAAAGTATGGAGTTAACCTGTTTTGTGTTGAGCATAACTATACAGAGAACAGAGAGAAAATCCATAGTCTGATGGTTGAAAATGGATACATGAGAGTGTTTGCCGACTTCACCAGGTGGGATGATTTTTATAAGAAGGTGTGATATGGAAGTATTATTTGTGTTGCTTTTGTATGTGGCATGCTTTATAATAGGATATGCAATAGGTTGGGCACTAACTGAATGGTATGATAGGAATTGGAGATGATTTTAGTAGGCGCAAGACCCAGAGACAAAGACAAGTGTGGATGCCGCAAATGCTGGCGAGCTCGCCGTGATGAGGAAGTAAATATGACAATTGCGGAGAGCCTCAACCATCCATTTATTGTATGCGAACATTGTGGTAATAAGAGATGTCCGCACGCCGCCGACCATGAATTGGAATGTACCGGCAGTAATGAACCTGGACAACCTGGGAGTGATTATTAATGACCGAAAACTTCATATACATACTTCCAATTATTATCATTGTGTCGGCCGCCATTGGTTGGCGCCTAGGTAAATTTTTGGCAGATAGAGTTTATAAACCCCGCGTTCGGAGGAACAAAAATGTATAAAGACTTGATTATTGGTGCAATCTCAAACTATACTTGGAATGATATCAAGTGTTGGCTAAATTCAATCACGATGTCTGGGTTTGATGGTGATGTGGTTCTTGTTGGTACAAATATCAATAAAGACACCATTGATAAACTTACGGAACGCGGTGTTCGACTTGAACTATATGGAAAGAAGACCGAGGATGGTGGTGTGGTATCCACTGATAGTTCTATGCCGCCTCATGTTGAGAGATTTTTCTATATCTGGAATTACCTGAATAAGAATACAGGATATAGATATGTTATAACAACAGATACCCGAGATGTCATTTTCCAAAAGAACCCGGTAGAATATTTGGCCGCCGGTTTGACAATTCGCGAGATAATCTTTAGTTCTGAGGGCATTCGTTACGCCAACGAGCCATGGGGCTCTAAGAACTACCATCAGACATTTGGACCATATTTCTTTGATCAGATCAAGTATAGATTGATTTACAATGTCGGTGTTATAGCAGGCCTACAACCAATTATGACCTCCTTGATGGCCCAGATTTTCCATATGTCAATGAACCGACCAATAAAGATTTGTGACCAGGCAGTATTCAATATGCTAATCACTCATTATCCATATAATATGGGGCGCCACTCTGAAAACGATGAGGGCTGGGCAATTCAGTTGGGCACAACAAAAGAAGCGGTCAAATCAGGATCGGGTGATATTGGACAGATATTCTCCAAGAATCCTATGCAATATGATATGATCTATGAGGACAAGCAACCGATAATTGATCCTCATGGACAGGTGTTGACTGCTGATGGTGGAACATTATATACTATTGTTCACCAGTATGATAGAATACCAGAACTAAACGACAAAATACTGAAAATGTATGGAGATGATAATGTTACTAAATCCAGAGTTACTTTCCATCACCCAGTCTAAACAGATGGGTATGTGGCCTAATGGCAATACAGTCGCGGATCAAATGTATCCGTATGTTAAACGCATGAAGGAACCAACCGTCAAAATTCTTGATATTGGCGATCCAAAGGGCGAGAATGTCTATAGATTCCTAGAATTGGATCAAAAGGGCAAAATTGAATCGATTGACGTTATACAAAAGTTTCTAGCTAAATCAATGAGCGCAGAACTTGATAATTTGCGCGGAGAGAATTTGTGGTCTTGTCCATCGAAAGAAAAGGTGCATTTAAATACTGAGAAAAAAGTTGGCCATTATGATTTGGTTTGTGTTAATTCTGAATCAGGCCTTGACACAACATTGGATATGTACTATAATTCTCTGAAATCTGGCGGTATCTTTTGTGGTAACAATCATGGTCATCATCCAGTGAAAGAGGCCTTGGTGGCCTTTAGAAAGAAGAATAAGATAGGCACACCTATACTAACCGCTTTTGATGTATGGTTCTGGTATAAAAGGGAACAATAATGGAAAAACAGAAGACTGCCCTTGTCCTGGGCGCGGGTGGATTTATTGGCCACCACATGGTGAATAGACTGAAGATGGAAGGATACTGGGTCAGAGGTGTTGACCTGAAACGGCCTGAGTTTGAGAGAACTAAGGCCGATCATTTCATTGTGGCCGACCTACGCATGAAGAACCATGTTGAACAGATTATTTCCTATGCCGGCAGCAACAGAAATCCATATCAGACATGGAATAGAAAGTTTGATTTGCCGTTTGATGAAATTTATCAATTCGCCGCGGACATGGGTGGTGCTGGGTTTGTTTTCACTGGTGAGAATGATGCTAATATCATGCACAACTCAGCCACAATAAATCTGAATCTTTTGGACTCATTGGCCGGGTATAATGAGATACACAAAACAAAGTCGCCAAGGATATTCTATTCCTCATCTGCCTGTGTATATCCTAAAGAAACTCAGGACTCCGATACACCTAATTGTGCTGAACACACAGCCTACCCTGCAAATCCTGACAGTGAATATGGTTGGGAGAAACTGTTCTCGGAAAGATTGTATCAGGCATATAAGAAGAACTATGGCATTCCGGTGTGTATTGGACGATTCCATAACATCTTTGGGCCTTTAGGCACATGGCAGGGCGGCCGTGAGAAGTCGCCAGCTGCAATCTGTCGCAAGGTAATACAGGCAACAGATTCCATTGAGATATGGGGCAATGGTTCTCAGAAACGATCATATCTCTATATTGATGATTGTATTGATGCTGTAAGATTGTTGATGAACCACAATGGTGCTATTATGGGCCCTGTGAATATCGGCTCGGAAGAAATGGTAAGCATTACTCAGTTGGTTGATATTGCCATGAGCATTGAAGGTAAAACACTTACCAAGGTATATGTGCCTGGTCCTGTTGGTGTCCATGCCAGAACATCAGATAATTTCCTGATTGATGTTCTGATTAATTGGAGTCCGAAGTATAGTTTGGAAGAGGGTATGAGAAGGTTGTACCCATGGATTAAAGGACAAATACATGCTGCCTCTTAAACTAGGATTCACTGATACTTTTGGTGCCATTGAAGAATTCTTTACTGATATTCTGTCCAAGAGGTATACCATCACCAGAGATGATGCGAATCCAGACTATTTGATATTTGGTGATAGAAACTTTGGTAACAATAACGTAAATTATGACCCCAAGCGTGTTACTAAGATATTCTATACTGGTGAGAACGCACGTCCATGGGACTATTCATGCCACTTTTCTATATCATTTGATCATCATGAACTAGACGGAAAAAATTACAGATTGCCTCTGTATGTTATATATGATTGGGATAGCAATAGAAGAAATCCGCCTGTTCGCAACAGTAAATCAGTGCGTATGGCTAATGAGCTGACTATTTTCAATAAGGAATTTTGCTCATTTGTGGTAAAGAATCCAAATTGTGAGATGCGCAATACTTGGTTTCAAATACTTAATTCTTATAGGCCGGTCTCGTCAGGTGGTCCATTATTCAATAATATTGGTGGGGTTCTGCCTGGTGGTGATCAGGCTGTTTATACCAAGCAGGCATTTCTGAATAAGCACAAATTTAACTTGTGTTTTGAGAATGCATCCTACCCAGGATATGCAACGGAGAAGTTATATGAGGCATTGTGTGCAAAGACTGTGCCGATATACTGGGGCAGTCCGACAATAGAACTGGACTTCAATCCAAAAGCATTTTTGAATAGGCATAACTATAATACAGATAAAGAGTTCCTATCAGCAATTATAGAATTGGATAAGGATCACAATAAATATTTGGATATATACTTCCAGCCAATGTTCGCGGGACCAAACAAATTCATGGACACAGATAGACTTTTGGCCTGGTTTGCTGAGAAGGTTTATAGGGGGTAGTATGACTAATCTTATAATATGTCCTGTTGGAATACCAATGTCATATGACAAAAGGTATGATGCTGGAAATCATTGGAGAAAGACTAATTGCGCAAAAAGAGAGTATGAAACTCTTGTGGTAGTCTATAATGATTTTGTTCCTGAAGAAAATTCATATGATCATATCCTTCATATGAAGGGCCACAAATGGCAGATCATCAGAGAAATACCTAAGGTATTCGATATAGAGAAATATGATTACATTGGTTGTGTGGATGATGATCTAATAACGGATATCCATTCATTCAACATTGGTCTGAACTTGGCCCATAATTTCGATTTCAAAATATGGCAACTCTCTATGATTGAGGGATCGGGCATCATTTACCAATGTCTAATGCAGAATCCCAAATGGGCATTCACTGAGACCAATTTTATCGAGATGGGCAGTCCATTTTTCCGTAAGGACAAGTTTAAGGAGATTATTGAATTCTTCAACCAATTGGACTTCACAATAGGATGGGGAATCGATAAAGTGTTTTGTGATGTATTGAACTGTACAGCCAACGTTGTTCATTGTGCATCAATCTATCATCCACCGAACACAATCAAACCATCATATTATGACCAGGCAGAGGCCATGGCCGAGATGACACATATGATTGATAACGTGTATCCTAAAATCATGTTTGAGAAGTATGGTAAGCATCAATGGGCATTCTGTGATGTTCAACAAACACTAAAGGTGTGGGAATTTTCAGACGCGAGGAAATAATGGCAAAACGTATACTAATTACAGGTGGTGCTGGATTCATAGGGCACCATATAATTGATCATTTCCTAGCCACTACAGATTGGGAAATTATCTCTCTTGATAGACTTGACTACTCTGGCAACCTAAATCGTTTGGACTATGTGGTTAGTGCGTACCCCCAACATGTACGGAAAAGAGTTAAGATTGTCTGGCATGATCTAAAGGCAGAGATTGCGGAGATCAATCAAAACTTCCTTGGGGATGTGAATATTATACTTCATTTGGCTGCTAGCAGTCATGTGGATAGATCAATCACTCATCCGATGGAATTTGTTCAGGACAATACAATTGGTACCATAAATGTCCTTAACTATGCGCGTAAACTGAAGAATCTTGAGAGGATCATTTATTTCTCAACAGATGAAATATTTGGTGATGCTCCACCTGGCGTATTGTATGGGGAATATGATAGGTATAACTCAACCAATCCTTATTCTGCCTCCAAGGCGGCCGCCGAAGAATTTTGTGTGGCCTATGAGAACACATATAAACTTCCAATCTTTGTGACACACACAATGAATGTGATGGGTGAGCGCCAGCATCCTGAGAAGTTCATTCCCATGTGTATACGAAAAATACGCGACTCAGAGAAGATTTTCATTCACTCTGATTCCACTCGCACACAAGCAGGAAGCAGGTTCTATATTCATGCCAAGGATGTGGCAGAAGCAATGTATTTCCTATTACACCTGAATGCCGATCAGCATCAGATATTGAATGACCATATGAAATCTCTGGGTGTAAGATGCCCCAAATTCAATGTGGTTGGTAAGGAAGAGATTGACAATCTAACCATGGTAAAGATTCTGGCCGCTGCGCAGAACAAAGACCCAATTTATGAGATGGTCGACTTCCACACATCAAGACCTGGCCATGATCTTAGATACTCTCTGGATGGTGCTTTTATGAGGAAACTTGGTTGGCAACCTAGAGTGGCACTAAAGGAAAGACTTGAACGAGTGACAGAATGGTCACTGAAACATCCGGAGTGGATTGAACTATGAACACAAAATATTGCTGGGACATGTCAACCAAACCATCAGATAAATGGTTGCCTTATTTTGAAGTCTATGATAGACACTTGAAAGACCTATATCCAAAACCAAAACACCTTGTTGAGGTAGGTGTACAGGGTGGTGGATCACTGGAAATGTGGTCAAACATATATGCTGGATCATGCAAAATAACCGGCATCGATATTGATCCTAAATGTGCTGAGTTAAGTTATCACTCAGATATGGTTAGTGTGATAATAGGTGATCAGGGTGCTGATGATTTTTGGAATGAAATTTTGCCCAAATTAGGTAAAATTGATATTTTCATTGATGATGGTGGCCATTTTATGGATCAGCAAATACTTACCTTTGAGAAAGTATTCCCTAAACTGTCAGTTGGTGGTGTTTACATTTGTGAGGATACCCATACATCATATATGGAATACAATGGTGGTGGATTGTACAGAAAGACATCCTTCATTGAATATTCAAAGCGCCTGATTGATACCTTACATATCGGATGGTTTGAGGAATTGGATAGTGAACAGGAAAGATTATCCAAAATAACAAAAGACTTGACATCTATACATTTTTACGATAGTATGGTGGTGTTTGAAAAATTCGGCAAAAAGGATATGAAGCGTGGACAACCAAAAAGTTTCGAGTCTTGATAGGTGCTTGGCCTGTGATAGTATCAAACTAACACAGGTTCTTGACCTGGGTGAGCAACCACTGGCCAATTCCTTTAAGAAAAATGTTCGCGACAAGGAAGAGAAATATCCTCTAGCCATTAATAAGTGCGATTATTGCTTCCACGTTCAGTTGTCACATATTGTCGATCCGGAAATAATCTATAAGGATTATGCATACGTAAGCGGTACATCTGATACCATGCGCAAACATTTTGAATGGTTTGCCCGATGGTCTGTGGAATACTACAAACTTACCAATAGAAATGAACATTTTCGCGTTCTGGACATTGGTTGTAATGATGGATCACAATTGGATGCCTATAAGGCGATGGACCCAAAGATCATTACATTTGGTGTTGATCCGGCCGAGAATCTATTTCCTGTATCATCAGAAAAGGGCCACAAAATCACATGCTCTATGTTTGATGGTAATTTTGTTAGGGGACTACAATCATACGAAATTCTTGTGGCCCAGAATGTGTTTGCCCATCAGGCAAATCCTTTGGCATTTTTACATTGTGCTAAACAAAGCATGCACTACAACAGCCTTCTGTTCATCCAGACATCACAGGCTGATATGATACGAAATGCCGAATATGATACAATTTACCATGAGCATATTTCATTCTATAACATCAATTCAATGAATAGATTGTGTAATCGTGCGGGTATGAAGTTGGTTGATGTTATCAAGTGTCCATTGCATGGTAACAGTTACATTTTCGTTATAAGAACTGAGTTGGGACGTCCCAATCATATTGATAATCTGATTGATATGGAAAAGGACCTGCTTAGGCATGAAACGTATCTTGAGTATGCGGATAGATGCCGCGCTCATATGGAGAATATACACTACATTATTGAGAAGTACAGAAAGAACTATTATCCGATTATTGGTTATGGTGCGGCCGCCAAAGGTAATACTCTGATCAATTCGGCTAATTTGTACCTTGATTGCATAATTGATGACAATCCTCTAAAGCAGGGTAAATTCACACCAGGTGCAAATATACCAGTGTTCAACTCAGGTATGCTAGAATATCATGAATCGCCGGTATTGTTTGTGCCTCTTGCCTGGAATTTCTTTGATGAAATCAAGAGCAAGATTAAGGATAAAAGGCCATCGCAGCTGGGTAAAGACCTTTTCCTAAGAGTGAACCCCAAGATGGAAGTTATACAATGATCAGACTCAAATTGTCCATTCCTAGAAAGCCTCCCAAGGTCTTTCCTAAGGACTGGTATTATCGCGAATGGAAGATAAAAGAACACAAATATTTGGAACTGCAAATTGTCTGTTTCAAGGGAGAATTCACACTGTTTGAATTTGAACTCTCTGCATATCCTTATTCTGACCACAGGCCTGTTAATTTGTACCTGACTCTGTTGAATCTATCAATATACTTCACATATTATGATTCCAGACATGTAGAGGAAGACGACGAATGAAATCTGTTTTATTTTATCATGTCTATATGACCGAAGTCGCCTCATATTGGATCGATATTGTTGAAGAACAATTGAAATCAATGGAAAGAGGCGGAATGCTCAATGCATTGAGTGCACTAAAGGTCAACGCAATATCGAGGGATCCTTTAGAAATAGAAATTCTGGATTCAATGTTTAGGTCATATGGCATCAAGTGCGCCAAAATAACTAGTATACAAAACACATTCAGAACCGATTATGATATGATAAACAACATCAATCAGATTCCGGTATCAGAAGGCAAGACATTATCAGACATCAAGGAATTCTGCAAAACATTGCCGGAGAATGTGGCTATTGGTTATATTCACACAAAGGGCATAACAGCATTCAAGTTTTTGCCCCCTTATGGTTGCAATTTCGATAAGTATAAGGTGTATAAGTCTTGGAGGCAATTGCTCAATAAGTGTGTACTTGAGCGATGGGAGGACGCGCATATCTATATCAATGTTATGGGATATGATACCGCAGGCGCGTATCTAACAAAGGACCCCACACTCCATTACAGCGGAAACTTTTGGTGGGCCCAGTCAAATTTCATTAATAAATTGCCAGACCCCGCGGATAATACTTGGTGGAACAACCTCAAGAACGAGACAACCGATAATTGGCTTAAGCACTGTCCTGATAGGTTCAAGGATGAGATGTGGTTGTGTTCTTCTAATGGTGGAGAACACATTCAAACTCTAAATGTGGGTGTTCAATCACCATCAACAGTTTACATATCAAGTGACTTTTTGGAGAATCTATAATGGCCAATCAATTTATTGAACTCACAGAAAATGCTGGGTCGACGGGGCCCCGCCAGCGGTTGTTTAATCTAAACAACATCGCCTCTATAAGACCATGGTTGGAATATAAAACATGGGGCCAGGACCGGAAGGAATTAGGAACAATATTAGTAACAGTAAATGGAGACTTATACTATGTAAACGAAAAATATGAAGAAGTTAAAGAAATTCTTGAGAAAACGTACTAAAAGGAAGAAATATGATTGTTAGAAAAGAACTGAAGCAGCGCGCATATGATGGCAAGTGGGAACTCCTAGGTCTATATCGCGATTTGTCTGAGCCGTGCCATACGTATCTTGATCCTGATACTGGACGACGCGTGTACATCAATGATGAAAAGTGGATTACACTAAATGTGTATGACGTATTAATGGAGGAAGTAAATGACTGATGTTAAATTGCTTAAGATAATCACAGGCGAGGAAATCCTAGCCGAAGTGACTTTCAATACCGATGGCGATGCTCCCTTGTTGGTCAAGAACGCCACAAAGATCGTTCTAATGCCACCGAGAAATCCATCGCAGGATAGAAGTCCTGCTATTGGATTAGCACCTTGGATTGAATTTGCTGAGAATGATACTTTTTATCTTGACAAATCTAAGGTTCTTGCTATAATGGACCCAATCCCGCAATTCATTCAGGAATTCAAGAGGATTCATAGTAAGCTTATTACTCCTCCAATTCAGAAGATCATCGTTCCGGAGAACTAAATGAGAATTCTAACTAAACGAGACTTTGCTGATTTTGTCATGACCCACAACGATAAGACAATCACAATAAAAAATCCATCTGTTGAATACTTGGACTTCGAAAATGGTTATGTTTTTTGGAGATTTGAGGATTACACGGAAGGAATCATGATGATGTTTCTAAAGGAATCCGGTGTAATCACAAGAGAAATCGACATTAAAGATTATTGTTGTGAAGGATGTTTTGCTGTTGATGTTGATTTTATTACTGAAAAGTTTCGTGAAGTTGGAAGAGTTTTTGATAAAAGTAAAATGCCAGAAGGATTTATTGAGAGACCATATAGATGACCTCTTTCTATACCAATGTTCAGGTGCATGGGTCTAAGATACTATACAGAGGTGTAGAAAACGGAAGAAAAGTAAAAGTAAAAGAAGACTATCATCCTTCTCTGTACTTGAATAGTAAAGACCCAACAAAGTTCACGACAGTCACCGGAAATTATGTTTCTGAGATCAAACCAGGAACAATCCGTGATTGTCGTGAATTTATTGCCACTTATGATAATGTCTCCAACTTTCCAATCTATGGAATGCAGAGGTACGAGTATTGCTATATCACGGAGAAATTTCCTGGTGATATTCAATGGTCTAAGAACCTAATCGGCATAGGTAACATTGACATCGAGGTTGACTCGGAGAATGGATTCCCCGATCCTGCTATTGCCGCAGAGACTATCACTGCCATCACATTTTCGCTCAATGAGAAAATCTATGCCTTTGGTCTGAAGGATTACACTCCTTCCGATCCGAACGTGAAATATTTCAAGTGTGCGGATGAAATTGATCTGCTCAAGAAATTCATTGAGTTATGGTCATATGACTACCCGGATATATTGACTGGGTGGAATATCAAATTTTTCGATATTCCATATCTTTTCAATCGAATTTCCAAATTGTTAGGCTCTGCCTGGGCCAAGAGACTTTCTCCTTGGAATGTACTAAGGGAACGAGAGGTCTTTATCATGGGCAGGCCACAGAAGACCTACCTTCCCCTGGGTATTGCAATCATTGATTACCTTGAGGCATATAAGAAGTTTGCCAACAAAGGCAACTCGCGTGATAGTTATAAACTGGATTCAATATGCGAAATTGAAATCAAGGAAAAGAAGTTGTCATATGGTGAATATGGTAACCTGCATACCCTCTATAGAGAAAACTTCCCATTGTTCATGGACTATAACCTCCGTGACCGTTATCTGGTTGCCAAATTGGATGATAAATTGAAGTTGATTGACCTTATTCTGACTCTGGCCTATGATAACAAGTGCAACATTGAGGATGTGTTTGCTCAAGTAAGAATGTGGGATGTTATCATTTACAACCACCTTCATGAAAATAATGTTGTATTGCCTCCAACAAGCAGGCAATCAAAGGATGCATCATATGTTGGCGCATACGTCAAGGATCCAAAACTTGGCATGCATGAATGGGTTGCATCATTTGACCTCAATTCGCTCTACCCCCATTTGATCATCCAGTATAACATATCACCTGATACTATCATCGCACCCGACAACTATACGGATGGTATGAGGAGAATACTGGCACAAAATATCAATGTCGATACTCTATTGGCTAAGAATGTGAATACTTCAGGTCTTGGTGCTGAGAAGGTGACACTGACACCTAATGGTCAATTGTTCACGATTACTAGGCAGGGGTTTCTACCCAAGCTTATGGAGAAGATGTATAATGACCGCGTAGTGTATAAGGAAAAGCAGATTGATGCTGATAAGAGAAAACAGACTGCCAAAACCGAAGAGGAAAAGAGAGAACTGGAGAACTTGTCATCCAGATATAAGAATCTACAGTTGGCCAAGAAGGTAAGTCTCAACTCTGCCTATGGTGCTCTTGGTAACCAGTTTTTCCGTTTCTATGACATTCATCAAGCAACGGCAATCACTACGGCCGGTCAGTTGTCTATTAGGTGGATTGAAGACAAAATCAATATTTACCTAAATAGAATACTGGAAACAAAGGACGTTGACTATGTCATTGCATCAGATACGGACTCGATTTACTTGTCGCTTGATAAGTTGGTCTCTAGAACTATTATGGAAGCGATTCCTAATGCTCCAACAGAAAAGGTCATCGACTTCATGGATGCTATCTGTAAGGATAAAATCCAACCTGTTATTGACAAATCTTATAATGAGCTTAGCCGATATATTAACGCCTACGCCCAAAAAATGATCATGAAGCGAGAGTCCCTTGCCAACAGGGGAATCTGGACTGCAAAGAAGAGGTATATTCTAAACGTTTATGATAATGAGGGCGTTCGATATGCTAAGCCAGATATCAAGGTTATGGGCCTTGAGATGGTCAAGTCATCAACGCCATCGGCCTGCCGTAAGAAAATGGAAGAGGCCATTGAACTCATAATCAATTCATCAAATGAAACTCTTATAGAATTTATCGATAAGTTCCGTGAGGAGTTTAAGACTCTCCATGAGTCCGAGATTGCATTTCCAAGAAGTGTCAATGGTATTGATGAATATTATGATGCCTCAACACAATCATATAAGAAAGCAACTCCTATACATGTTAGGGGCGCCATTGTCTATAATACAGCACTACGTAAGGCAAAACTGACCAATAAGTATCCCCTGATCAATAATGGAGAGAAAATCAAGTTCATATATCTAGTGGAACCTAATTTGTTCCGTAGTAATATTATTGCCTTTCATAATGACATGCCGAAAGAGCTTGACATTCGTAAATATATCGATTATAATACACAGTATGATAAATCATTTCTAGAGCCAATAAAAATCATTTTGGATGTTATTGGTTGGAACGTTGAGGAAATAAATAGTCTAGAAAACTTATTTGTATAGGACATATAGCTCAATTGGTTAGAGCCGACCGCTCATAACGGCCTGGTTCCAGGTTCAAGTCCTGGTGTGTCCACCAATGTCAGTAAGGGAAGGTCATGTAGCCCAATACCTCTAGCGGGCTATGTGACCAAGTCTTGGCAGATAGGGGTGCCCTTACTTTTTAAACCCATGGCGGGAGAGGCCCGTCGAACCGAGCACCGATTATAAAGGAGCAATAAATGCGTAATCTATCAAGAACGTATGAGGATAAAGCAGTATATGATGCCGGCCTAGCATCACATTTTCAAACCATATTCACATGGATGGGCGCTGCATTGATGATAAGCGGTCTTACTGCTTTTGGTATTTACAGCTCACCAGAATTATCCAAATTGATTTGGACTACTAACCTGGCTTGGGTCGTTATATTTCTTCCATTGGTTATGTCATTCGGATGGATTTTCTTGATAAGTGCCGGACTCAGTCCGGTATTTCTACAACTCTATATGCTGTTATTTGCTGTCGCCATGGGTGCTTCAATGAGTGTGGTATTCATGGTATTCAAAATGGGCAGCATTGTACAAGTCTTTTTCATTACATCGGCAATGTTCACTGTGACCGCGGCCTGGGGTTATACGACCAAAAAGGACCTTAGTTCATGGGGCAACATACTTTTGATGGGCCTTATTGGTATCATCATTGCGGCTATCGTCAACATCTTTCTGGCAAGTAGTGCTTTGGCCTTTGCCATTAGTGTGCTAGGTGTGATAATTTTCACAGGCCTGACCGCCTATGATATGCAGAACCTAAAGGATGAATATTATCAGATTGGTGAACATGAGCGAAAGACATTTGCTCTAATGGGTGCACTGAGTCTATACATGAACTTTGTGAATCTGTTCTTTCATCTTCTGCAAGCACTAGGTGAGAAAAAGGAGTAAACATGTCAGATATTTTTGGTGATCTATTAAAGGTCGCAGGCAATGAATACGCCAGTGTGGTTGACGATGGTGTTGACGCTGGTGATGTATCAGGGTTTATTGGAACCGGATCATATGCACTCAACGCATTATTGTCCGGTTCCATCTATGGTGGTGCACCAGCCAACAAGGTAACTGCTCTGGCCGGTGAACCATCAACAGGTAAAACATTCTATGCAATCAACATCGTTCGGCAGTTTCTGGCGGATAATCCAAAGGCATTCGTATTCTTTTTTGAGTCTGAATCAGCCATTTCGAAAGAAATGATGTCCGATAGAGGAGTTGACACCAAGAGAGTGGCGATTTTGCCTGTGGCCACAATTCAAGAATTCCGTACACAGGCCATCAAAATACTTGATAAGTACTTGGAAAATAAAAAAGAGAATAGTCCCCCTATTCTATTCGTGCTGGATTCTCTGGGCAATCTCTCAACAGAGAAAGAAGTTAATGACATGTCCGAAGGTAAAGATACCCGAGACATGACACGGTCACAGTTGATCCGTGGTGCATTTCGAGTGCTTACCCTAAAACTTGGCAAGGCAAAGGCTGCTCTAATAGTTACCAACCACACATATGATGTTATTGGATCATACGTTCCAATGAAGAAAATGTCTGGTGGGTCTGGACTTGAGTATGCCGCCAGCACAATCATATTCCTATCAAAGAAGAAGGACAAGACCGACGGTGAGGTAACAGGCGCCATTATCAGTGCTGTGACTAAGAAGGCACGACTGACCATTGAGAATAAAAAGGTAGAAACTCTATTAAACTATAGAGATGGACTTGATCCATATTATGGCCTGCTTGAACTGGCCGTTAGTGCTGGCATATTCAAGAAGGTATCAACCAGAATTGAATTGCCTGATGGTACAAAGGCATTCGAGTCGGCGATAGAAAAGAATCCTGAGAAGTATTTTACTGAAGAAGTACTTGACAAGTTGGATGAATTCTGTCAAAATAACTTTAAGTATGGCAATACTATTATTGAGGAGGTTGCGTCCAATGATGACGAAAGACAAAACACTGAATAACACAGATAATAATGGTGCAAGAAAAAATGTGCCGGATATCCAAATCTTCAATGGTGATATGTTTGTATTGATGTCCAAGGCATCTTCCGAAGAAGAAGGATGGATGAAATCAACCAAAGCATGTCAAGTACCGGGTGGTTGTATTGTACAAGTAACAACTCAGCAAAGAGCTCTTAATGGCACATGGTCTGTTGCTGAGGCTCTCACCTATGTTCCTAATGTTGCAATTCAGGAAGAAAGAGACCCACAAACATTAGAGCTCGTCGGCCGAACCTTTAGGGCCAGAAGGTTGGAGGACATTCTATAATGGAGATAGGAGTGGACTTCAAATTCCGCGATGATATAAAGGCGGATACTGTACCTGTTGAACTGATCGGCGAACCTTATAATGGTATTGTATTACGATTTACCTCTGTGGCCATCAAAGAAGAGGTAGGACAAAGTGCAACCATCAAGTTTGATTACGAATTATTTGAGTCCGGAGAACATACCATGATCGGTCTCAGAAAAGACAAAAAATTCAATGAGCATATCGGACTGGTACTCAACTCAATGATATTGGAAGCAATTGATGCAGCTGACAACGGAACAAGTAATATTACAAAACCTACTGCGTAACGAGGACTATACCAGAAAAGTATTACCGTTTCTGGTTGAAGAATACTTTCATACTCAGAACGAGAGAATAATATTCTCAGCAATCAAGGATTTTGTGACGACCTACAACGCGCCACCAACTCCTGAGGTTCTCCTGATTGATATCAATGATAAGAAAGGCATATCCGGTCCCGTCTTTGATGAAGTCAAGAAAAGCATAGAAGTTATCAAAGCAAGCACCACACCTCCTGCAAATGATTGGTTGATAAAAACAACCGAATCGTTCTGTCAGGAGAAGGCGGTCTATAATGCCATCATGAAGTCAATTGATATCATGAATGGCAAGCAGAGCCAGCCGAAAGGCGCCATTCCTGGTATATTGTCTGATGCTTTGGCAGTAACATTTGATCCTAATGTTGGTCACGACTATTTGGATCAATCAGATCAGAGATATGAGTATTACCATAGGAAAGAAGAAAAGATACCATTTGATCTTGAGAAGTTCAATACTATCACAAAGGATGGACTTCCAAAGAAAACACTAAACATCATTCTGGCAGGTACTGGTGTCGGTAAATCTCTGTTCATGTGTCATATGGCGTCATCATGCCTAAATCAAGGCAAGAATGTGCTTTACATTACATTGGAATTGGCTGAAGAGGAAGTTGCCAAGCGTATTGATGCAAACCTAATGAATATTACATTCGAAGACTTGGCTGAATTGCCCAAGGACATGTATGATAAGAAGGTTGCCGGCCTTCGAAGAAAAACAAATGGTAAACTGATCATCAAGGAATATCCTACTGCCAGTGCCAGTGTGACACATTTCAGAGGCCTAATCAATGAACTAAGGTTGAAGAAAAATTTCACACCTGATATTGTGTTTGTGGATTACTTGAACATATGTACATCTGCGCGTATTAAGCCAGGTGGTAACGTAAACAGTTACTCTTATATCAAGTCAATCGCCGAAGAACTAAGAGGATTTGCAGTCGAGTTGCAAGTGCCCGTTGTGTCTGCCACACAAACAAACCGCACAGGTTTTGTTAGTTCTGATGTTGGACTGGAAGATACCTCCGAGAGTTTTGGTTTGCCGGCAACGGCCGACTTCATGTTTGCCTTGATCGCAACCGAGGAATTGACCGAGTTGAACCAAATCATGGTCAAGCAGCTCAAAAACCGATATAATGATCCGAATGTATGTAAAAGGTTCATGATAGGTGTTGACAAAAGCAAAATGAAGTTGTATGATTTAGAAGAAAGCGCCCAGAAAGATTTGACTGATGCTGGAACACCAGCACCTGATGTGGAGAACAAACGATCTAAATTCAAAGGAATTAAAGTATGAACGCGCGAATGGAAAAACATTTAGAGAGAGTAAAATTCCTTAGAGAGGCTGAGGCGGCCGCCGGTGATTTGGAGTCAAGGATTGCCTTCTGTAAGGCCTTCCTTGAGAAGCATGAACCGAAGCCAAAACCACCAGCACCAGTGGAAAATGATCTCCTCGATGAAAAATATAAAGAAATGATGAGAGAGTTTCTAATAAAATATCCAGATATTGATTATGGTTTTTCACGTCGGCCGCCGGAGAATAACCTCCTACAACCATACAATAATGCAAATAATGTTATACAAGGATATGACTCAAACACTTGGTCCATACATCCAATAACTGTTCCGAATCCAATTACACAGAGGTTCCGTGCATCATTTACCATACCTGAAGAACTATATCAAAACATTCGACCATCAGCAGAGTTGAATTTTGAAATTGAACATGGGGTTAGACAGGCCATGATAGAAATGATTGGGCCGTTGATGAAAGCAGGGTGTATGGATTTAAATACCCATATTGACCATTTGAGTTATAATAGAATAAATACCTTGTCGCTAGAGGCAGTAATATTGAGGAAACCATGATGAAAAAGTATAGTATTGAGGAAGTGGTTGAATCTGGAGTCCTGTTCTTTTGTTTGTTTGAACACGCAACAGAACAGGTACTGGACTACTCAATCGAAAAGGAAAGAATTCAAGAGGTCTATGATTTCCTTATGGGAGGTGGAGGGTTTGATGGGTTCACTCCTTCCTTCATGCTCATACCCATTCCATCCAAAAACCTAAATGAGGAATTTGATAAATACAATTGGAATTGACTTTACGGGCAGACTAGTATATAATGATCACACCATAACTTGCAAGAGGGAAGGTATGAGAATATATATCAGAGGAAAGAATGAGAAGATATGCAAGAAGGAAGTGAAGGAGATCGTTAACTTTTTCGGAACCCACCTGCTAGGACCCCGCCTTAATAAGAACATCACACTGGAAATTATATACAGGCATGATTTTAAGGACGACCTTTACGGCCTTTGTGGTCCTGTGGACTGGGACGAGATGAGGAGTTTTGAAATGCTCCTTAATCCACATATACCCAAGACTAAGCAAATCAACACACTGGCGCATGAGATGGTCCACCTTAAGCAATTCGCCAGAGGACATCTAAAACAGTATGTGCGTGGTGGTTATCGATGGATGGGTAAGTTTGTCGATAATCTTGAGTATGAGAATTTACCGTGGGAGAAGGAGGCCAACACCAAGGAGGCCATCCTAATGGAACTGTACCGACGCGCGATGCGTCAATAGGCAGCATTGACATTTTTGCTGCAATGCAGTATAAATAGTATTGTTCAATAGAAAAGAGGAAAAAATGGAAGATATTCTAACTTATATCGTGGCGGCCGCGTGGCTTGCCGGGTGGACCTATATGGTCTTCATAATGAATGGTGGTATACGCAATAACGTTCAGGAACTCGTTAAGGAAATCGAGAAAACCACTGGCCGTAAGGTCAAACTCTGTAACTAATTGATTCCTAAAGGAATAATATTGCTTGACTGATTGCGCCGGGTATGCTATAGTACTCTCACAATCAGACAAGCACACAAGGAACATATCATGAATTTGGAATTTATTGAGAAGTTTGGTCTTTGGCTTCTGGCTATCGCGGGTGGTGCCGCACTGGCATTATTCGTCGCTCCCCTCCTAATCATG